GCTTGTGAATCTTCTTTAAACTGATGTACATAATATCTAGCCCTTGCAAGTAGAACTGTTTTATATACATCTGGGAAAACTATTTCATCACCAAAAGCATCTAAAGGTGTAGGCAGTGCAAATGCAAAAAACCAAACACGATACACTTTATCAGGAATAGGGCTTAATCCAAAATTTCTACCGTCAGGGCTTTTTATAACACGACTAGGTACACCATACTGTTGTGTGTCTGCATCATCTAAGTTTTCACTAATTCTGTAGTAGTCTTTAAACTCTTCAGTAGTAGTAAAACGTAAGTTACGTGCTTCGTAAGGAGCAGACTCACCGCTAACGCCTACTGTAGTAAGATAAAAATTATCCCAATCAATATAGCCATAGTCGTTAACTAACGAAGAACTAGCTGGTTTTAGTTCATACCAACGTGTTCCTGCTACAGTTTCAATATATACATTGCCATACATAGGATCAGTAGCACCACTTTCTGCTACAGCCAAAAAAGGCCACTGAGGTTCTTCATTAACTATGTCAAAGTATGCTCTGTTAATTACATCTTTAACATGCTGTTGAATACCAATAGCATTAGCGAAAGTAGAAGAAGTCAATGCAACTTCATTCAACTCTCGCAGTATTTCGTTAGTTAATGAAAGATAAGTAGCCATTATTTTTTATGTACCTTCTGTATTGCAAAGCTTGCAGTTTTACTAGACCCACGATGTTTTTTATATCCATCTTTAGGATCTTTCATAAGTTTGTAAGACTTACCACTTTTCATCCAGTGATAGCCTTTAGGTGCTTGTACTTTCATCGTCCTTTAGGTAGACTTTTATTATAGCCAGCCATTTTATTGCAAGCAGTTTCCATTGCATAAATGTCAGCAGATGCTTTACCGCCGTGTCCATACATTTTACGCCCACCGCCCATTGCACCGCTACGCATTTTCTTTTTCATCTTGCGATCCATATCTTCATCCATCGCAGAGTAACCCATAGCAGCTTTTTTACGATTCATATCACCGCCATACATCATCATACTTCTCCCTGTATATTTATTAGGAACATAACCTTTCTTTCTTGGAACTTTATTCACTAATCTTGCTCCATTGAAAATGTTTTACTTTTTTCTCTAGCAGCTTCTATCTCTGTTTCATACTCTGTTGTATTTTCACCTTTATTAAAAATACGATCATAGTTATCTTTATACTGAGAAAGATTCATTCCTTTACGGAATCTGCTTCCTTTACCAACAATAGCTTTTCTAAACATAACTGGCTTTGCTTCTGAACCAATCTGTGCCATAAATATCTCCGAAAGGAAAGGGGCCACCGAAGCAGCCCCGTCCAGTACTAGTCGATGCCGTAGAAAGCAGACACAAGAGCTTCAGAACGAAGTACCTGTGCGCCGTATACGTGCAGACCACGAACAATATCACCAAAGCTGTCAGGGTCACGAAGAACCTCAGTGTTGGTAATAGTTTGAGCAGTAGCCGTAGAAGAGATGTGACCAGCCAAGCACTTGCCAGCAGCGTTAGTAGTTGCAGCAATGTTGTTTGACTTGTACATATCGAAACCACGAAGCTTGCCAGAGCTTACCAAACCGTTACGGATTGAGCCTTGACCTGCGTTGTAGTCAACTGACAAGAGCTTAGAAGAACTTTGTACAAGTACTTCATAGAACTCTGGGTTAGCAAGGAACCATCGTCCTTCTTCAGGTACGTTTTGCTCATCAAGCAAACGAGCCATGTGAGAAAGAACATCAATAGGATCATGCTCACTAGAACCAAAACCAATGTCCAAGTTACCAGTACCGTCGAAGGTGCCAGCAGCAAGGTCAGTAGCATTGTCAGAACCAAGAATGTGGTTAGGGCTGGAAGCCGATACACCAGCAAACATCTCAGCAATAACACCTGAATCAAAAGCATCACGCAATGCGTAAGCTGCTGAAGAGGTTGCTACGTCACGGAAGTTAACGTGAGACATGTTAGTTTCAATATCATCAACGATGAATTTGAAAGCATTTGCTACGTCTACGACCAAAGTAAGTTCTTGGTCAGTAAGTTTAGTAGCAGTTACATCCTGTCCCCTTTCGTACTGATAAACAGTAATTTCAGGTTCTTTGATGATTCGTACACTATCACCAAATGCTGAGATTTCACCAGCATAGTCAGTGTTAGTAATTGCTTCTACGACAGAAGCCTTACGGAAGAAATTCAGTACCTGCTTTGAATAAATCTTAGGCAGGAAGAATGAATTTGCTTGTCCTGATACAGAGTTACCAAAGTTAGCATCGGTATCTGTACTTGGCTCAAAAAATTGATCTGATACGTTATTAGCCATGTTAATATACTCCTAGTAAAACATAAGTTATTTTACTACTCTGCCCTCCACCATAGCTTGTTTGATTTCATCTTCAAACTTATCAAACTGATCAAGGGACATAGCAGCAATTTCCCGTTCAGTCCAGATTTTAGGTTGCTTAGCATCTACAGAGGTGGTTTTAGTTGATACCATATCCGCTGCACTGCCTTGTTGCTTCCGCTGTCTGGGCTGTGATTTTGTTTGAGACTTGCCAGTTTCTAACTTATAAAGATCTATTGCTTTAGATGCTAAAGTTACATTATCTGGATTATTATAAATCCAATCTTGAATTTGTTCTGGTTGTTCCTTTGCCCAAGTATGAAAGTCATCGTCGCCTCTGAGATCTTCAAAATCAGGGTGACGTTGCTTCAGTGTAGACTCAGCTTCTCGTCGCAGTACTTCAGCTTCGCGTTGCCGCATAGACTGTAGTTGTGCTTCAAGATCTGCTACCTGTCGCTGACTTTGCATATGTGCAACAGTCTCAACCGTATTGTACAAATCAGGATACTGCTCCTTAAAAGACTCTAACTCTTCTTCAGACTTAGGAGGCTGATAAGAAGGCTGTGCTGACTGAGCCATAGCAAGAAGTTCTTGTTCTTTTTGCTTAAACTCAGAAAGCTTAGTATCATAATGCTTTTTTAAATCATCATATCGCTTTTTGTAATTAGTTCTTTTACGAGGTTGAGCTTCTTCTTCAGGGGCCTCTTCTGGGGTAGCCTGTTGCTGCTCATCATAAAACAATCCATCTGCATCACCTCTACGAGGCGCATCTGGCTTATGCCAGGATTTACGTGCGTTATATGGGTTACTTACTTCCTCTTCGTATTGTGGTTCTGACATTCTCAATCTCCTTCACGGGGCTTGTGTCTTGCAAGGTAGCCATTATTAACTCCGTCGAGTAAATGGGGCTTGACTTACCAAGGTAGCCGTAAAAATTATTGAAGGCTTGGCATTCTGTTGGCACCCATCATAAGCTTCTCAATTTCTTCTTGAGTTTGACTCATTCCGAGTTTTTCTGGATCTTCATCCTCCATCACGCCGCCTACAGCCTTCATTTGATAACCGCCATCATAGGCACGTTCAGCATCATCCATCATTCGTTGGAGAGCATCAGCACCAATTTGGTCGGTTGCTTTTTTGGTAAATACAAACTCACCGTCCGACAATCGGGCAGGTATAGAGTCTGATACACCAGTTCCAGGGCCTTCGACTTCTCCAGCACCTGAAAATTCTGAAGCAACTGTAATTACTTTATCTAAGATGTCAGATAAACGATCATCTTGTTGTAATACACTTGCTAGGTATTCTTGTTCTGAGTCATCTAGTGACTCGTCCATTACATACGAAATGTAATCATCTTCCATTTGTTCATCAGGAAGTTGAGAGGCCAATGCTTCATCCATTTCATCTTCTGGGATGTTTGGATAGGTATCTACTGGCATACCTTCTACTGGCAGCATAAGAGAGCCGTGTGCTTTACCACTGCGCTCTTCAACAAAAGTTTTATAAGTAGAATCACCTAACTTAAAATTATCTATTTTATTTTTTAAATCTTTAGGTATAAATTTTGTTTCTTCTGGAAAATTTTCACTGCTTCTTGCGAATTTATTTTTAATATTAAATTTTAAATCTTCTAATTCTTCTTTGGAAGTTGCTTTTTCTAATTGTCTAGAAGCTTCAACTATAGCTTCTCTATCAGTATATTCTCCTTCTTCTAAAAGAGAAAACGCTGCACCTATACGGTCTTTAGCACTAATACCACCTTCAGCCATTGGAGTCTTTTCAAATCTTCCTGCGGCTTCTTCCATCTTACGATCCATTTCAGCTTGCTCACGCTCTAACATAATCTCTTTTAACTTTTCTTCAGAAATTCCTAAACGCTTAGCTTCAGCTTTAATCATACGCTCTCTGCGTTCTCTTTCATCTTTCTCTATAGCAGCTTCGCGTGTGCGAGTAGTTTCAAAGCTTTCCATCTCACCACCCATATTTTTTTTACTCCTAGGTGTCATATCTAAAACTACGTCTTCTTCTTCAGTAGCTAATGCAAAAGGAACAGCTTTACCTTTATATTTAAAATGAGGCTGTCCTGATTTCATAAATACATACTTAGTTGGATTTTTAGAAGCTTTTGAAAAAGCAGACTCCATTGTTCCTGAAGTAATGTCTGTTACTGTTGCAGTTTTATTCTCTTTTACTTTAGATTTTTGTGAAGCTGATAAACCTGCTAAATAACCTCCAACTCCTGTTGCAGTACTTGCTGCTGCACCTAATAATGAGGTTTTTAAAACTGCCTTACCTTTAGCTTTTCTTGCTGCTTTAGTGGTTGCTGTACCGCCTAAGTCTTCACTAACTTTTTGTCCAGCAGTAGGTTTTTTAGTCATAGCACGTAAAGTTTGTACTGTTTCACCAAGTATACTTTCATTTCCACCACCGCCTCCAGCGCGG